GGAACCTATATGTTTACTCTTGATTGGTCGTGGGAATCGAAATCAACACTGAATACTAACTTTAGTGAAACTCCAGAGCATAAATGTGCTCATTTTTTCAAAATGGATAATGGAAACTTCTATGCATACCCTAACAATAAGATCTTATGGTATGATGATGCGTGGACTCGTAATAGAATTACCAAAAATCCAGGGTATGAGATCGATTTAACCGAATATTCTGTCGAAAATCGTCGTAAAATAGAGACATCAGACGATTTTATGTACGAAATCAAAGAAATTCGGGATAGCAACCCCGTAAAAAGTTCTGATTTAACAAATCAGGAGCAAAAAAATGACCAAACAAGTCGATAAAGATGAAAATTTTATGAAAAATGAGTGGGGAACTCAATTTTTATCGTCAGAATACGGATGGGAATCAAAAGTAGAGAAGCAAAAGATGCTTCGTGAGATAGCAAATGATGATTTGACACCAAAAAAACACGATTTCTTCCATCAAAATGAAATTCACGCAAAAATTCGTAATGATGAAGATTATGATGACTGGGATTATGGTACTGAACCCCTATACGAATCAAAAAATCCCGAATAAATAAGACAGAATTATAATATTCAATGCCTCTAGAAAGAGTCAGTCAGGGATTTAAGGATATTAGTATGTCATTTCAGGTTAATCCCCTGAATAGTGACCTGATTGCTCTTAAAAATGAATCTGCAATCTCTCGTTCAATTCGAAATATTGTATTTACGATTCCTGGAGAAAAGTTTTTTAATGAAAATTTTGGATCAAACATCTCCAGGACACTTTTTGAAAATGTTGATGATATCTCTGCATCAGTGATTGTTGATGAAATCAGACAATCAATTCAAAATTATGAGCCAAGAGTTCAATTAATTGATGTTCAAGCATATCCAGACTATGATAACAACTCTTTTGATGTGACAGTAATTTATAATATTATTGGTGCGGACGTTCCTGCACAACAACTACAATTTGTATTGCAACCAACAAGGTAAATGCCGTTAGTTAACTTTACAAATCTGGACTTCGACCAGATTAAAACGACGCTTAGAGATTATCTCAAAGCAAATTCAAACTTTACAGACTATGATTTTGAGGGGTCTAACCTTTCAACAATTCTTGATGTCTTGGCATACAATACCTATATTACCTCATATAATGCAAATATGGTTGCAAATGAGGTATTTCTTGATAGTGCAACATTAAGAGAGAATGTGGTTTCTCTAGCAAGAACGATTGGTTATATACCTAGATCAAAAAAAACAGCAAAAGCAACAATAAGTTTTTTTGTAGACTGTACAAATATCACACCAAATCCAGTATCATTAACTCTTAAAAAAGGGCCTGTAGCAAGTACATCTGGAACCTTTGGTAATCAGTCATTTGTTTTCTCTATTCTAGAAGATATTACAGTTCCAGTTTTTGATGGCACTGCATCATTTAATGATATTGAAATTTACGAAGGAACACTTTTAACTTCAAACTTTACATACACTTCTAGAAATCCAAATCAAAGATACATACTACCAAACTCAGGAATAGATACGAATTTAATTTCTGTAATAGTTAAAAATAATCAACAGTCTTCGGTTTCTGTAAAATATAATCAACAAGACAGTCTTTTTGAAATTGATAACGAATCTGAAGTTTACTTTTTACAAGAAATAGAAGATGAGAGATATGAGTTGATATTTGGAGATAACGTATTTGGAAAGGCACTTCAAGAAGGTAATTATATAGAGGCATCTTATATCACCACAAATGGTGATTCTGCCAATGGAATTGGTCAGTTTTCTTATTCTGGCAGACTAACTTATACAAGAAATTCTACTGATTATACTGTTACTTCTGGGGTATCACTTCTAACCACAGGATTAATTGCTTCTGGTGGAGAAAATATTGAATCTGTAGAATCAATTAAAAAGTATGCTCCGAGAATATATTCCTCACAAAATAGAGCGGTTACGGCAAATGATTATGAAACTTTAATTCCATCTAAGATTTACCCAGAAACAGAATCAATATCAGTTTTTGGTGGTGAAGAATTAATTCCCCCACAATATGGAAAAGTTTTTATTAGTATCAAACCAAGAAGTGGTGACTTTTTATCAAACTTAGTAAAAGAAAATATTAAATTAAAACTTAAAAAATACGCAGTTGCAGGAATTGTTCCAGAAATTTTAGATCTAAAATATCTTTACATTGAAACAGATTCTAAAGTATATTACAATACGAATCTTGCTCCTAGCGCATCATACGTTTCTAGTGTTGTTCAATCAAATGCCACCAAGTATTCAGAATCAACTGAATTGAATAAGTATGGTGCAAGATTTAAGTATAGTAAATTCTTAAAAATTATTGATGAAAGTCACGAGTCAGTAACTTCCAATATTACTAAAATTCAGATTAGAAGAGATCTAAGAGTTTCCTTAAATAGTTTTGCAGAATACTCTATAGGTTTTGGCAACGAATTTCATATTAATAGTATGAGTGGATACAACATAAAGTCTACTTCATTTAAGGTAAGTGGAATATCACAAGATGTTTACTTATCAGATATTCCAGATACAAATAGAACAACTGGTTCTATTTTCTTATTTAATGTTCCGAACACATCTTCAACTTCTCCAACAATTGTAAGGAGAAACGCTGGGACCATTAATTACAAATCTGGAATTATTACATTAAATCCTATCACGATAACATCAGCAAAACAAAAAAATGGTCAACCAATTATTGAAATGTCTGCGACACCAAAATCAAATGATGTGATTGGATTACAGGATTTATATTTGCAACTAGATATTAGTAAAAGTAATTTTGAAATGGTCGTGGATGAAATTTCATCTGGTTTAGATCCTTCAGCATCAAACTACATTGTATCATCAAGTTACACCAACGGGAATTTAGTAAGATCATAATAACATGACAGAAAAGAGAGTTCAGTTCAACAACATCGTTAAGAATCAACTTCCTGCATATGTAAGGGAAGAGTTTCCGTTAATATCTGAATTTCTTTCGCAATATTACATTTCTCAAGAATTTAAAGGTGCTCCTGTTGATTTAATTCAAAATATTGATCAATATGTAAAAGTAGATGAACTTACAAATAATACTGAATATTTGTATCTCGCTTCCGATATAACTGATATTGATACAACAATTACCATAGATGTTGGACAAACTAATCAAGGGGCATTAGATTTTCCAGATTCTTATGGATTGATTCAAATTGATGACGAAATAATCACATATACTTCTAAAACATCAAATTCTTTTGTTGGATGTATTAGAGGTTTTAGTGGAATATCTTCTTACACCACACAGAATGTTCCAGATCAATTAACCTTTAAGTCTACAGAATCTTCTAGTCACGTTAAAGGATCTAAAATTAATAATTTAAGTTCTTTATTTCTTAAAGAATTTTTATCTAAAATAAAATATCAACTTTCTCCAGGATTTGAAGATAGATCTCTATATTCTGATTTAAATCAATCTATCTTTTTAAAACAAATCAAAGATTTTTATCAGAGTAAAGGAACTGATGAATCTTTTGAAATTCTCTTTAAAGTTTTGTATGGAAAAAATGTAAAGATTATTAGACCAAAAGAAAATCTTTTCAGACCATCAGATGCTCATTATAGATTAACTAATGATATAGTTGTAGAAAGCATTTCTGGAGATCCATCAGATTTAACAAACCAAACTTTATATCAAAATGCATATGGTGACATTTTATACGCTCGTAGTCCAATAACCTACGTAGAAAAAATAATCTCTGGAATTGGAAACACTTATTATAAGTTAAGTTTAGACTCTGGATATGATAGGGATATTATTGCTAATGGGGCTACAATTGGCAAATTTACTGTTCATCCAAGAACAAAAATAATTGGCACAGTTTCTGCAGGGACAACTGTTTTTGATGTTGATTCTACTGTTGGATTTCCAAAAAATGGAGAACTTTTAGTAAAGTATGGAGATCAAACTACTGGAGTTGTTACATACACTTCAAAATCCTTAACTCAATTTTTTGGATGTTCTGGAGTTTCTAAAACCATTTTAGATGCAGAGTCTGTTGGGATTAATACATATGCTCAAGTATTTACTCCTAGTGGATCTCTCGTAAAACTAAGAGTAACATCAGTTTTAAACTCTACAGAAATTTTAGGTGACACTAGATATCACTACAAAAATGATACCTCTGTAATCAGAACTTTAGGAGTAAACTCAAGTGATGTTTATTCTAAAGATTGGTTCTTTAATATTCCAATCTCATATGAAGTAAAATCAATTATTTCTCGTGGAACAAATGACACTTATGATATCACTACTTTAAATGCAAATATTTTAAAAATCGGAGATAGAGTTGATATAATTTCAAGTTCTGGTATTAAAAAAACATCAACAGTTATTGATTTAATTTCAAATGCAACTTTTACAATCAAAGGACAAGGATCATTAAGTTTAAATGATACGTATATAATTAAAAAAAGTATACTTAAATCAACTTCTACTTATTTTTCTGGTGTTTCTATTGTAAACTCAAATGTTCAAAACATATACAAACTTAATAATAAAACATTAGTTTCTTCACCATCTATTCCATCTTATTATAATCAATCATTATCAACTACTGATAGATCCGTTACATTTTCTGGAACTTTCTCCGGAACTATTTTTACAATAACTCCAAATTCTGATCACGGATTTTATACTGGAGATAGTGTTTATTATACCCCAGAGATATCTACATCAACATCTATAGATTCTCAGGGTTCAACTATTATAACCAGTTCAATTAATAGTTCTCTATTTGATGAAGGGATTTACTTTGTTAAAAGAATAGATTCTAATCGAATTAGTCTCGCAAAGAGTAAAACTAATATATTCAATGGTATTTTTGTATCTGTATCCAGCAGCACTACAGTAGCAAATAATAAAATTGAACTTTATGAATTTAAATCTAAAACCTTACAGAATCAAAAATTACTTAGAGAGTTATCTTTATCAAGTGATGATGGAAATACCTATAAAACAAATCCAGGTTTTACTGGAATATTACTTAATGGTGTAGAGATTTTAAATTATAAAGCAAAAGAATCAATATATTATGGAGAAATAAAAGAGGTTGAAGTAACTGCTCCAGGATCAAATTATGATGTAATTAACCCTCCTATCTTAAGCATAACAGATTCTTTAGGAGTAGGTGCGACTGGATTGTGTGCAGTTAATGGATCACTTCAAGAAATTAGAATTATTGACCCTGGATTTGATTATCTAGATACACCAATTATCAAAATTACTGGCGGTAATGGTATTGGCGCAAAAGCTTTTGTAAATATGAAGTTAGTAGAGCACGAATCTACTTTTAACTCTCAAGGTAATGCAGATTTGGTGGGGATTGGTAGTGCTCTGTCAACTATTGGTTTTACCACGTATCACAAGTTTAGAAATGGCGAACAAGTAATTTATAAAACAGATAATCAAAGAGGTGTTGGAGGATTATCCACAGATTCCTCATATTTTGTTTTTGTAAAAGATAACTTTACAATTAAACTCCATAAAACTTTAGATGACTCTATTTCTGGCATTAACACTATCACATTATCCTCATATGGAATAGGAAATCATAAACTTAAGTCTTATAATCAAAAATCTATAGTAGGATCTATTAATGTAGAAAATTCTGGATTTGGATATGAAAACAAAAAAAGAACAACTACACATCTAGGAATTAATACTTCATTATCTCAAATTGTAATTAATAATCACGGATATAATTCAGGCGAAAAAGTTATATATACAACTGATTTTACTCCAGTTAGTGGATTATCTACAAATACGGAGTATATTGTAACCAAAGTAGATGACAATTCATTTAAACTTTCTACAGTTGGAGTTGGAAGCACTAATATTGATTTCTATTATAATACCAAACAATATGTTAAATTAAATTCTGTTGGTCTAGGCACTCACGTATTTAATTATCCAGAAATTAAAGTAGAACTTATTGGAAATGTTGGACTATCTTCAATTGGAACAAAAACTTTTGATGCAGT